TCTCTCGCTCGACCGGTACCTTGAAGCCAAGAAACGGAGCCCAAATGGCGATCGAACGCCGCAAGCCACGCGACCGGGCGACCAACTACGGCAAGCTGCCCGACACCCAGGAGCGGGTCGAGTACCTGCGCGAAGCACTGCGTCACGCGGAGAGCATGGTCACGCAGGCCGAGGAGGCGCGGTCATGGCAAGCGGCCGTCAGCGCAAAGCGCCTGGCGCTCCAGACGCGTGACGAACTCGACCTCGCGCTTGCCAAGGCATCGGCCCCTGACGACACTATGAGCGATGAGCAACTCCTCTCGATCATGGTCCAGGCCATCGCCTCGCTTCCGGCGCAGCATCTCGAGCGCCTCGAGGACGCTATCGCGATCCGACGTGGAGCTCCTCCCGTGCGACTGGTTGAGACTGCTTGAACCTCGCCTCACTCGCCACGGCGACGAACACGCTGGCACGCCGGGCACACGCGGACCCGCTGGCCTACTTCCGTCCTACGCCCCCGCAGCTCGCGTTTTTGAGCAGCAACCATCCGATCCGCTTACTCCGCGCAGGGAACCAGCTCGGTAAGACGTGGGCGGGCCTCGCCGACTGCATCTTCCGCTGTTTGGGCTCGCATCCGTGGACGCTCGTGAAGGCGGCGCCTATCGAGGCGTGGGTCGTGGTCGTGTCGTGGGAGCAGAGCCTCTCCATTCAGGCGAAGCTCTGGAGCCTTCTACCGAAGGACGCCATCGAACCCGACTGCGAGTACACGCCGGGTAAGGGCTTCCGCGGTCGCACGCCCATCGTGCGGTTCAAGAACGGCAGTGTGCTCCGCATTCGCACGGTCAACCAGGGCGCGCTCGCGCTGGCGGGCTCGACCATTGACTACGTGCTCATCGATGAGCCCCCGCCCGAAGAGATCTGGTCCGAGCTCGCGGCGCGCGTGCTGCGCCAGCGAGGTCGCATCGCGATCACGCTTACGCCCATCGGGCTACCGCTCGGATGGCTCAAGAAGCTGGTCGAGGAGCAGGTCGTGCAAGACCTGCACTTCCCGCTCACGGTCGACAATACGACGCCCATCGGCGGGCGTCCTCTGCTCACGCGCGAGGACATCGAGAAGCTCGAGGGGCAGGTGCTTCCGCAAGAGCGCGCTCAACGCATACACGGGGAGTGGGATGCGGGCTGGACGGAGGGGAGAATTTTTCGCATGTTCGACCCGACGACGCACGTCCGCGCCGATGTTCCGGCCGGCGAGGCGCTTATCGGCGTGGGCATCGACCACGGCACCGAGGCCGGCGCGCAGGTCGCCGTCCTGACGGCGCTTGTTCGCGACGGCGGCGAGGGGCACCCGAAGATCTGGGTGCTCGACCAGATCGTATCGGACGGTATGACCACGCCGGACCAGGACGCCGCGGCGCTCCTCGCGATGCTCAAGCGATGCGGGCTGCGCTGGGAGAACGTCGACCGCTGGGTCGGCGACCGCAAGGTCTACGGAAAGCGGAACGGTTCGCTCAAGTCGAACGCGATGCTCATGTCCTCGCTCGAACGCGCGCTTAAGCTCCCCACGGGTAGCCTCCCCTTCCGCATCCACACGGCGTACAAGCCTCGCGGGTCGGTGTTCGAGGGCTACCGGGTGCTGTCCGCGGCGATGCTCCGCAACGACTTCTCGATCAACCCTCGATGCAGGGGCTTGATCGATGACCTTCAGAAGTTCGACGGGCGAGAGGCCAGCGAGCATAAGCATTCGATCGACGCCCTGCGCTACACGCTCGAACTGTATACTAGGCGCCTATACCAGCCGACCGCGATAAGGCTCGGGTAACGGGGGGTCCATGTACGCTTACACGAAGATGCCGCAGCCGCCGGCGCCGAGCAACCCCGACGAGGCCGCGCGCTGGGAGCATACCCGGCATCGTCGCGCGCTGATGGAGGGACGCTGGTCGCGTCTGCTCGAGGACCGTCTCCAGATGCAGCTGGGCAGCACGCGCCGTCAGGCGTGGGGCATCCCCGACATCAGCAGCAATCCGTTCAAGGTCGTGGCGACCGAACTGGCCACGCTCTACGATGCCCCCCCGGACGTTTCCCACAACACGGCCGGCGAGGCAGTGGACGCGCTGTGCGGGTCGAACGGACTGATCGCACGCGCTGGGCTGTGGCCCCAGATGTCCCGCTTCCAGTCGATGGTGATCGCGCTCCGCGAGATGTGGATGCGGATCGATGTCGAGGACGATCGGCTTACCTACCGCCCCGTCTCGCCGGACATGACGATCGCCGAGGCCGACCCGAGCCGGCCTACCGTCCCCCTGGCTTACGCCGAGATCCGGCTGCGGCACTTCCGCGGCGAGGCCGTGTGGCTCTGGGATGTGCTGGACATCCGCGATCCGGCGAACCCTTCCTACACGGTGCGTGTGGCGAAGGACGGCGGCATGGGCGAGGACGTGACCCTCGAGGTGCTCGGCGCTACCTACTCGGGCGAGGCGTACCCGTACCGTCGAGCGGACGGCACGCCGATCCTCCCGGTCGTGCTCTACCACGCGAGCCTTTACGGCGACCGGCTCTTCGACGCCTTCAACGGCATTGAGCTCTATGAAGGCTCGCTCAACCTTGCGGTTTACTACTCGTTCCTCGCGCACACGCTTCGCGATGCATCGTTCCCGCAGCGGTGGGCGATCGGCGTGCGAGTGGCTGGCTCCGACATGGTAGACGGCGGCACGCGCGGGCAGCGCGTCGAGGTCGTGACTGACCCGACGACGATCCTCATGCTGGATGCGGCTATGGAGCAGCAGCCACAGGTCGGACAGTTCAACGCGTCGGCCGACGTGGAGAAGCTCGAGGCCACGATCGCGGCGATCGCGCATCGCCTCGCCACCGACGCCGGCCTCTCGCCGAGCGAGATCCAGCGCACGAGCGGAAGCGCCAAGAGCGGCTACGCCATCAGTCTGTCATCCGAGGGTAAGCGGACGGCGCAGAGGAAGTACATCCTCCAGCAGCGCGATGCGGACGAGCGGCTCGTCGCGATCTCCGCGGCGCTGTTCAACCGGGCGACTGGATCGCAGTTCCCCGAGGGCGGGTATTCTGTAATGTACAGGGAGATACCCTTGTCGCCCGAGGAGATGCAGAGCAGGCGTGCACACGCATTGGAGATGATGGAGGCCGGCCTTATGGACAAGGTCGAGGCGCTCCGGCTCTTCGGCAGCATGACCCACGAGGACGCCGTCGCGCGCCTCGAGCAGATCACGCTCGCGAAGGCGGCAGAGGCGCGCATGATGGAGAGCGCGCCGCCGGCCGTTGAAGAAGGAGAAACAGGAGGACGGCCGGCGACGGCCGCACCCGATGTATCTCCTGCTCACGCGGAGGCGATGTCCGAAGTCGGCGAGGAGCTCGACGCGGCCGAGGAGGCTCTCGCCGCTCTCGATCTGGACGAGGCAAACGCTGCCGTCGTCGCGGCAGTCATCGAGAGCCTCCGCGAGGCCCGCGGCTACCTAGGGCTCGGCCCGAAGGTCGAGGCAGAGGTCGAGATCCACGACGAGGCTACCTGATGCCGTTCATCTCGGAACGTCAGCGCGACTATCTGAAGCGCGAGCACCCCGAGGTGTACCGGCGCTTCTTGCGCGACGAGCGCGCGATGGGCTTTGAGCTCCGCGCCCCCGTCGAGGTCGCAGCCGTCGCGAAGCGTGGACTCGAGAACCGGCGCAAGTACGGCCGAGGCGGGACGCTGGTCGGTGCACGCCGCGCGTCGCAGCTCGCGAGCCGCGACGTGGTGAGCATCGAGACTATCAAGCGCATGGTCGCGTACTTCGAGCGTCACGAGGTGGACCTCGAGGCCCCGGCCGCTCGACCAGGACACCCGCAATATCCGAGTGCCGGGCGCATCGCGTGGGACCTCTGGGGCGGCGCCCCCGGTCGTGCGTGGGCGCGTCGGCAACTAGCAGTATGGGAGCGCGTGCAAGCCGCACGCGAGGAGGAAGAATGACCGAGGAAGGAACCACGACCACGACCACGACCACGGCAGAGGCTGGCGACAACGGAGCGGGCGCCCGCATCCGGCAGCTCATCGCTCGCGTGAAGGAGCTCGAGGGACGCGTCAGCGAGCTGACTCCGCTTGCGGAGAGCGCCGAGAAGTACCGGGCGCAGATCGAGGAGGTCAAGGCGGCGAGCAAGGCCGAGCGCGAGGCGCTCCGCACCGAGCGCGAGATCGCAGCGGCTGGCATCACCGACGCCGAGGGCATCGACTACGTGCAGCATGCATACAGCAGGCTCCCCAGCGAGGGACGTCCCCCGCTCGCGGAGTGGCTCGGAAACAAGGATGGTCTCCCGAAGGCAGTGCGTGCCTACCTGCCCGAGGCCGCGCCCGCAGCTCCAGCAGCTGCTCCGGCACCCGTCACGACGGCGATGCCGAAGACGAACGCAGGCACGGTCACGCAGACGCCCCCGGCCACGACCGCGTGGACGCCCGAGAGCATCATGCGCCTCTCGCCGGCAGAGTTCAAGGCGAACGCCGCAGCCATCAAGGCCGCGCTCTCCACGCCTTGACATTCTGTCACCGGTAGGCTTACCGTAGGCGTGGGGGACCTCCCCCACGCGCTCGGGGCAAGCTCCCGTAAAAAGCGACAGGCGCGGCAACCTCGAACCTCTTTAGGAGGCCACTATGGCCAACATCGATTTTGCCGCTCTTGACGGCAACGCCCGCGTCGCTGCGGTTCTCTACCAGTCCATCGTGATGAAGCTTGCCGATACCGGCAGCCTTCGCAACGCGCCGTGTTTCCTCAACGTGGGCAGCGTGAACGGCACGGGCTCCGACTCCATCCAGGTGCCCGTGGTCGGCCTCAACGGCACCGACATCATGAGCGCCCCCGGCGACGGCGTGAGCGTCAGCAACACCTCGATTACCTCGTCGGCCGCTACGGTCGTCGTGGCTCGTCAGGCGCTGCGCTACGACCTCACGGATCTCGCTCGCGTGAGCAACTCCGTGCCGGGCGGCGTGGACCTCGACGGTCTGTCGAACGCGATGGTCGCGGCCTTCAACGGCCGGTTCAACCAGCTTGCGTGCGCGCTGTCCTCGGGCTTCTCGACGCAGGTTGGCAGCACGGGCGTGGACCTCACCACGGACACGTTCTACTCCGCGATCTTCGCCCTGCAGCTGCAGAGCGTGATGGGCGAGTACGACGTGATCCTGCACCCGCAGCAGTACAACGACCTGATGTCCAGCCTCCGCGCGGAGACGGGACCGGCGCAGTACCTGATCGCGAATCAGGAGCAGACCAACGCCCTCGGCGCGTCCTACAAGGGCAAGCTCTTCGGCGTCAACGTCCACGTCTCGTCCTACGTCCCGACCGCGAACGCGGGCGCGGACTACCGCGGCATGATGCTCGGCAACGGCGCCATCGCCTACGCCCTCGGCACCCCGGCGCCCATCGCGGCGGCGGGCGGCGTGATCATCCCGGCCGGCTCCCCTGTGGCGGTCGAGTGGGAAAGGGACGCCGCGAGCGGACTCACCCGAGTGGTGGGCTCCTCGTTCCTCGGAGTGGTTGAGCTGGAAGACCTCAAGGGCGTCGGGGTGCTCAGCGACCTGTGATGGTCTGCTAGGCTCTGCCTAGCGCCGAGGCGTGTCCGTGCTTATGGTACGGGCACGCCTTCGTGCGTAAGGAGAAACAGATGGCAGCGAACTTCGGAACGGCTGACGGCGGCAACTTCGCGGCGCAGCCCGCGTCTCGTCCGCAGGGGATGGCAACCCTTCTCAACCTGCCGAGCAACGCGGCATGGTGGTACACGCATCATCCGGCGCACTGGCAGTGCGTGGACGGCGAGTGGCTCCCCGACCTCGGGCAGATGGTAGCGATCCCCGGCCTCAACCGCGTGGACAAGAACGGCGACACGGCGCTTGCCGAGGTACACCTCGCAAAGAAGGGCATGACCGTCATTCCTTGGGAGGTCGAGCCGGGTGGCTACTGCATTCAGTACGCTGGTGCGAACGGTCCCGTGTTCTTGAGCAAGTGGGAGAAGCCGAAGCTCGTGGCGGGTCAGACACGCATGAGCGTGGACCACGAGGGCTACCGGGCCTTCTGCCGTCGCCTCGTCGCGGACGGCATCATCAAGATTCCCGACCCCGACTTCATCGGCGTGATCATCGAGCGTCAGGAGCGCGTGGTGAGCGAGCACCAGACCCGCGCGCCGACGCACCCCGGCAGTGCGCTCGCGCTCCCAGTTGAGCAGAAGCGCCTCGAGGACATGCGCGCCGCGCGTGAGCGCATGTATACTCCTGTCAAGAGCACGAAGGCGAAGGCATGAGCGGGGAGCGTAAGGACATCGCAGCAGCCAAGGAAGCCATGACGCGCCGTCTTGTCGAGGGCGGCATGCCGGCGCAGCGCGCTGAGCAGGTTGCGCGCGAGCAGGCTCGTAAGGCAGACCGGCGCGAACGCGATAAGTAACGGCAGGGGGACACGATGAGCATCAGCGAGACGCTCTACACGGCACGGTTTCGCTCTGGCGAGACCATCGAGCGTGGGCGTAACCAGGATCTCACGTGTCCCGTCTACCGTGCGGGTGCGCTCGTCGCGCCGCTCTCCGGCACGCTGACGGTCTACCGTGCGGATGGTACGGTCGTGGTCAACGCCGCGGCCGTGACCATCACGGGCAGCGTGGCGACCTACGCGCTGCTCGGCACGGTGACCAGCTCGCTCGCGCTGGAAGAGGGCTGGCTTCTGGAGTGGACCCTCCAGATGAGTCCGACGATGCAGAACGTGTTTAGGAACGACGGCGCCCTTGTCCGTCGCACGCTCTACCCGGTCATCACCGACGCGGATCTGTTCCAGCGCCACAGTGACCTCCCGGCGCTGCTCGCGACGGGCACGACCTCGTATCAGTCCTACCTGGACGAAGCGTGGGGCACGCTCACGAACCGGATCACGGCGCAGGGACGCCGGCCGTACCTCATCATCCAGCCGAGCGCGCTGCGTGACGCGCACCTGTCCCTCTGCCTCCAGCTCATTTTCCTCGATTTTCAGACATCGGCTGGGGAGGGCGGTCGCTGGCAGGCCCTCGCCGAGCACTACGGTCGCGCCTACACCGAGGCGTGGGGGCAGCTCCGTTTCAGTTACGACGAGAGCGACGAGAACAAGGTTAATCCGAACACGAAGAAGAGCGGCACCTCGACGGTGTGGCTCAATGGCCGCGGCGGCTATCCGACCTTCGGTGGCTGGTACTGATGGCGAGCAAGACGGTACGGCAGCTGCGCGAGGACGTGACCGCTCGCATCCTCACGCTCACCGGGTGGAAGGAGTCGCGCGTGGCTCCCGACAACTTCGGGCGTGACGCCGACAGCATCGCCCACAAGGCGTTCGCCGTGCATCCGACCTCGACGGACGACCTGCGCGCCTACCGCGGGCGCCCGGCCGAGGGCCTTCTCGTGGAGACGACGCTCGAGGTGCGCTACTCCTGGCGCCTCGCGCCGAAGGGCATGAGCGACAGTTACGACGATGCCCTCGACGGCGAGCAGAGCGTGGTGAACAAGCTGATGGTCTACGACGCGACGTGGCCCTCGTCCTACAAGGTGCAGCTCATCAGCACCACGCGCGAAACGTCGGTACTCGGCGAATGGGTCGTCGGTGTGATAACGTTCCGCATCGTTCACACGCTTCCGCTTCAATAGGGGGACATCATGGCCGCATCTACGGTGATTAAGAACTTTCGCGATGCCACGCTGGTTTTCGCAGACGGGACCACGCCGACGCCGCTCTCTTTGACGCTCTCTCTGGAGTCTGGAGATTTCTCGCTCTCTGGTCTGAACCAGGGGAACACCGAGGCGACCACGTACCTCGACCGTGGAGAGCTCGGGTCCGTTCGTCTCACGAACCGGTCGTTCCCGACCTTCAGCGTGTCTTGCCATATGGCAGACCTGAGCGATGCTACCGACAAGCTCATCTGGGATGCCGTGAACAAGACTGGCGCGTTCGCCTCCGCTGTGAGCACCATCAGCGGCTCTGACGTGTACGGTCTGAAGCTGACCCTCACCATCGAGGGCACCAACTTCGGCGACGCCGCGGACCATACTATCGTCCTCAACGGATGCCACTGTTCCATCGACTTCGCCGAGGGTGACCCCAACACGTTCACCATCAACGGCACGGTCTACGGCACCATCACGGCGACCTGACCGAACTCGTAAGCATCGCTTACAGGTTGACGCGCCCCCCGTGCTACATGGTGCGGGGGGCGTTTCACGTCTGAAGGAGGAAGGATGGAAGTCACTCTCGGGAAGCACAAGGTCACGCTCAAGAAGCCGTCGTCGTTCATGGCGGCGCGCGAGGTCACGATCGCCGTGGGCGTTAGCGCCCTGCGCGGACTAGGTGCGGCGCTCGGCGTGTGCTGGGCGAGCAAGCCGCTGAAGGCCACGCTCGCCGGCTGCAAGTACGATACCCTCGCCTACGGCGGCGCCGTCGTTGACGAGTTGGTCGCCCTGGGCGTGACCGAGGCCGAGATTTACACGGCTGGCAAGGAAGCCCTCGACCTCGTGATCGAGGCGATCCCGCGCGAGCCCGAGGTCGCGACCGTCGAGGGTTTTACCGATCCGAAGCCGGAGCCCTCGACGCCGTAGCCCTTGAACTAGGGCTCACGTTCTGCGGCGATCCCGACGCGTTCTATGGGTGGACACGCGACCAGCAAGAGCGCGTCCTCGCGTGGTGGCGCATCAAGCACACGCCGCCGTCTAAGCCTCAACGTGGGAAGGCGCGCGAAGGTGATAGTATGTCCCCCGAGGCGCGAGCCTTCTGGGGGATCGGTGGCGGGTAAGAAGATCACGGTCGGGCGCGCATCCGTATCCATCGGGCCAGAGCTCGAGGCCGCGCTCGACCGTATGATCTCCACGACCTACGCAGAGATCAAGCGCGAGGTCGAGAGCATCGCGTCGGACATCACCGAGTATGCGCGAGGCGAGTGGTATCAGAACGTCACGCGCCGCACGGGTAAGACCGGCGATGGCATCGACTACGAGATGCGGGTCACGCCCACGCACCTCAAGGGCGTGGTGTTCTCGAACACGAAGGCGACGTACTACGTGCATCGCCCTGGTCCGTTCTCTCGCCTCGGGCGCCGCGTGGATGGCAATGAGTTCTCGACCATCATGCAGCAGTACCGCAACACGGGGACCATTCCCGAGGGCTACACGGTCGAGCGGTATACGCGCACCCGGCGCCCGGTAGGCGTGTTCAAGCTCAACGTCGATAGCGCACGCCCGCGCGACGGGAAGAACGTCTGGAAGATTGTCGTGCTTGATTACGGCAAGAAGCTGGTCAAGCAGCGCCTCCCGCAGATCGACAAGGCACTACAGGCTGCGACCCGCCGGCTCGCAGCGTAGGGGGATTCATGGCTAGCGTAGAACTGTCAGTCGATGCCAACCTCTCTGGACTGCGCCAGCAGCTGGAGAGCATCCCCGGTCTGACGGCAGAGCAGGCACGTCTCATGACGGCCGAGCTGAACAAGAGCATCAAGGCCAGCGAGCGTGCGGCAAAGGCTGCGGCAGACGCCAGCAAACGAGCGATGGAGAGCGCCGGGTCGAGCGCACGCGATGCGGCTGCGGACATCGGCAACGTCGGCGACAAGTTCGGGAAGGTCGGATCATCTGCCGGCAAACTGGCTGGCGGGCTCGGCATGCTTGGCCCAGAGTTTGCCGACACGGCGCGCAACTTGGCTGACCTTGCCGATGTCGGCGAGGTCGGTACCGAGGTGTTCGGTGGCTTCGGTGCTGCGCTCGGTCCTGTTGTCGCAGTCGTGGCGCTCTTCGCCGCTGGGCTCGCGCCTATCGGTGAGCTGTTGGCCGATACTGCTCAACGCGCAGAAGAGGCGAAGGTCGCGATCGATGCGTTCGCCGAAGCACAGATAGCGGCGGGCAATGCGTCGGCGACCGTGGCTGATCAACTGCGTGCGATCAGCGACGAGATCAAGATCAAGACCGGGCTTGAGACTGCCGACGAGCAGGCGCTGCGTAGAAAGACCGATGCGCTTTATGCGAGCGTTGATGCCCTCGAGGAGAGTTACGCAGCCGAGACGGCAGCGGCACAGCAGACACTAGAGTCCACGCGCATCGAGTACGGTCTGCTTGGCGCAAAGATCCTCACGAACAAGGCAACGGCCGAAGAAGCTGCACGCTACGCCGAACTCGGAGAGTCGGTCAACGCGGCGACGGCCACGCTTGCGAAGAACGCTGCGTCGCTTGAGCGTACTCGTGCCGCGGCAGACGCCAGCGCCGAGGCGCTGAAGGACATTGCAGAAGCGGAGAAGGCTGCGAAGCAGCGCGCCGAGGCGCTTACCAAGGCGAAGGAAGCGCAGGCCAAGGCAGCAGCAGCGAAGGCTGATGCAGAGAAGAAGGACGCCGAGGCTATCAAGGCTGCGGAGCAAGCCGTCAAGGATGCGGAGAAGTACACGGCCGATCTGACGAAGGAGCTTGAGAAGGGCGCGGCTGCATATGAAGCGCAGGCGCAGGCGATCAACAACGAGTCAGTGAAGGCCCTTGAGTCTTACTCGGCTCGGCTGCGTGATCTGGTTCCTCAAAAGCCGCTCTCGGACGTGGAGCAGCTGCAACTCCTAATCGCTGACCTCGACCTCGCGATGCAGCGTGCGCCTACCGAGGAACTCGGCATGCGCTTCAAGGCGATGTCTGACGAGGCGGTGCTCGCACTTGAGGCAATGCGGACGAAAGCCGAGGAAGCCTTCACGGTCGAGAAGGCGGCTGCGTTCTTCTCGTCGGTGCAGTCCTACGCCAGTGACCTATACGGCAATCTCCAGCAGGTGAGCGACTTCTTCACCGAGCAAGCGAACAGCAAGGTCGAGGAGGCCATCGCAGCACGCAAGCGTCTCGGCAAGGACGCCACCGAGGAAGAGCGGCGTCAGGCAAAGGAGCGCGTCGAGGACGCGAAGGAAGCAGCGCGCAAGGCGTTCGAGGTGAACAAGGCGCTCCAGATCGCACAGGTCGTCGTCAACACAGCGGCAGCAGTCGCCCAGGCGCTCGCTTCTGCGCCGCCCCCGTTCAATGCGCTCGCCGCAGCGGGTGCAGCCGCAGCCGGCGCCGTGCAGCTGGCGACCGTGCAAAGCACCGAGCCGAAGTTCCACAAGGGCGGGCTCATCGGCCAGCCGGACGAGCAGACCGCGATCGTGCGCCGCGGCGAGGCCGTGCTCAACCCGATGGGGCGCAGCCTCCTCGGCGACGACACCATCCGCGCAGCGAACGCTGGCATGGGCGGCGGGAGCGGCCACGCGGTACAGGTCGTGTACAAGCACAAGTCCTTCGACTACTTCGTGCGCGATCACCTGCGAACGAACGCGACCCTTCCTCGTGCGTTAAACGCTGGACGTAGGCTCGGGCAGAGGGGAGGCTGATCATGGCGAACGCCGTTACCGTCAACGCTCTGCGAGGCATCCTCGTCCACGACGAGCGCATCAACGCGTCGTCGTTCAACGAGTCGCTCTCAACGCTCTCACAGGCTGGCCCGCGTCCAGGCGTTCCGGTTCCCACGCGCGCGACCGACATGGTCCTCGAGGCGAGCGGCGACAGCTTCGAGGGCAGCACGATCACGGTACGGACGGTACGAGCCGGCGGTGTGTCGGCATCCCCTGACGGAGAGATCGAGCCGGGCGCCTTTGCTCTTCGCACGAATGGCCTCGACTGGCTCGGGTGGAACGGGCCGCTCGTGTTCTCGGGCTGGAGCCCGCTGCATACGTTCGCGTCGGGCGGTGCTGCGAACCAGTACGGCAACATGCACACGATCCACAGCGACGACGGAACGATGCTCACGACGGCGCAGCGGTTCACGTCTGCCGGGTCGATCCGCAACCTCGTCGTGCTTCGCACAGTCGGCGCCACCACGACGACGGTTGTCGTGGACACGCAGGCTGCGGCGCTCGTGGCGTACTGCCCCACGCTCGTGAAGCTCCCCGAGGGGCGTCTGCTTCTGCTCGCCACGAAGGCCGTGACCGGCGGGCAGTACACGATCCGCGCGTGGATCTCGACGGACGACGGCGCAACGTGGACGCGCAGTGCGGACAGCGTGATCCGCGATGAACTCGATGGCGCAGTGATAGTCCCGCGCCGGCTGCGTGCGGCGTACTCAAACGGGCAGATCCTCATGCTGCTCGCTTTCCGCGACACGTCAGCGACAGTTGATGACTCATTCAAGCACTATGCGAGTGCAGACATGGGCACGTCGTTTGCCCTTGTGCAGAGCGTGGACAATACGACCGCTGCGAACGACTACACGGGCGGTGTTCACGACATCGTCGCCACGCCATCGGGGACGTTCCTCGTCGTGTTCTGCGCCTCATCGCGCAGTGCTCCATACGACTACGGCGCCAACTCCACGGTGCTGTACAAGGTACTGCCTTCCGCGTGGGTCGCGTGGCAGACCGTCCTCTCGCAGACGATCACCGGCCTCGGCTCGCCGAGCGCGAACCTCACGGTGGGCGGGCAACTCTCGACTAGCACCGAACTGTGCGCCACGCGCGACGAGGACGGCACGGTCTATGTGTTCGCTCTCGACTTCGCGACGAGCCAGCAGACGCAGATCGTGCGGAGCACCTCGGACGTGTTCACCGACTGGGTCGAGGTAGGGCTCCCGAACGCCAGCACGCCTAACGTCGCATGGAACTCCGGCGGCTTCGAGTGGGTCAGCGGTACGATCTCGGCGTACAACGGAACGCTGCGCCTCGTGTCCTCGTGGGACTCCGCGACGTGGCCGGGGCAGATCGGGATCACCACGTTCGCCGGCTACTCCACGGCGTGCATGCCCTGGTATCCGGCGACCGAGGCGACCTCGGACAGACTGCTCGGGTCGCGCCTTACGTGGCATCCGCACTGGCTCCCCGACGCGGCCGGGTGGACGCTCGCAACGGCGGGCGTGCCTACGGTCACGCTCAACGCTGCCGGCTACCTCTCGATCGTGAGCCCGGCTGCGGCCGTCAACACGTACACGCAGGCCGGCCCTGCGCTCACGACGCCCCACACGGTGGCGGCTTTCGCGGAGTGGATCGCGACGACGGATCGCAGTGAGATCCGTCTCGCGTCGAGCAACGGGACGCAGACCTACGGCATCCGCGTGCGCTGCTCGGGCACGACGGTCGATGTCCTCGACAGTAACGGTGGGGCCTCGCTCGGGTCAGCAACCATCACGGCCGGCTCGCGCATCCAGATCCGCGCCTTCCTCGAGAACAACGGTGCGACTGCAAACGCTGTGGTCTACCTCGGGACCGGCGCTGGCGGGTTCGTCACGCTCCGTCCGTTTCAGCGCATCGTGAACGTGAACACGGTGAGCAACGCGGGCATCACTGCCGCGGCTACGTCGGTCACGTGGGGGCAGTTCTCGCTCGTCAACCCTGCCGAGTCTCGCTGGTACGGCGTGGGCTGGATGGCGGCTGCGGGTGTGAGCAGCGTGTACAACCTCACGCTCCCGACCGATCTGCCGGGGCGCCCATTCTCGGCGTACCCGCAGACGCTCGATTACGGCACGCTAGTCCGCGCCGTGGCTGGCCCGACGCTTGCCGGCGACGAGTGGACGATCACGCCGCGGTACGACTACGCGATCTCAAACGTCCTCGTCAGCGAGGCCCCGTCGCCGCGTCAGTCGTGGCGCTCGGTCGATGCCACGCAGCACCAGCTGACGTGGGTCATCGAGACGGGAGCCGGCGCAGTCACTCCGCTGCGAGGGCCTCTCGGTGCGCTCTACCTGGGCGGCGTGAACTTCCGCACGGCTACCCTCGAGGGGCGCAACGGAGCCGGCGCATGGGTTAGCCTCGGCGTGATCGACATGGCCGCGCAGAGCCGGCCGCTCAAGTGGGTGCGTAACGGTACGATCATCGAGCCCGACACGAGCAGCGCCACGAGCGCTGGCTACTTCTGGCCGCATGGTGTATTGCGGGGGGCGCGCTTCGTGCCCGACGTGACCGCAGCATCCGGGCTCACGGCGAAGGCGATCAGCAACTCCAGCGAAGGCAACTGGACGAACCAGAGCGGGCGCCGGCTGCGCCTCGAGGTGTCGGACACCTCTGGCCTCGGGTCGAGCGGCACGAACGGCGCTATCGTCCACAGGTCGGGCCTTCTCGTGTGGAACAATGACCCACGGTACAACGCGTACCGGCTCACCATTCCTGCGCAGCACACGGTCGAGGATTACTTCGAGATTGGGACGATGGTCCTCGGGCACATCCTCGCGTTTGGGCGCCGGTACAGCTGGGGGCGCACGGTGCAGACCGCGCCGAACACGGCGCTAACGACGGGACGCTCGGGCGCACGTCGGGCGCAGAACTTCGGCCCATCGCGCCGGTCTGTAGAGTTTGGGTGGACGGATGGCACCGACCTATCCGCAGTTCGGCAGGCTGGACCTGCGGACTACGTGAACGCCGCGGCCTCGGGAGGTGGCGAGGCCGCGGCTACCTGGTTCGACGCGCCGCTCTCCATGGAGGGTCTCGTCCGCGAGCTCTACGGTAGCCAGACGCCGGTCGTATACCTGCCGTGGATCGAGCGTCAGGCGCTCGGCACGGTCTACACGGCGAGCCATCCCGACCTCATGATGTACGGCCGAATCGTCTCCGACGTGAGCATCGAGACCGTACAAGGCGAGGAGTGGATCGCCAGCGGCGCGGCTAACGGCGAGGTCGTGCGGACCTCGGTCATCCGGCTCGAGGAGGAGGTATGACCGATCGGTGGACCGAGGCTCAACTGCGCGGCGAGATCTACTGGGTGCTCTCCATCCAGTGGGCCGGCGGTACGTTCTACCTGTCCACCGACTCGCTCTACATCACAGACGGCGCGGACACCATCACCACGACGCCCGACCTTGTGGACTACCCGGCGGTCGAGGAAGCCCTCGAGATCTGGAGCGTCGAGGCTCCGCGCCTCTCGGTGCCGCTCTCGTTCATCCTCCCGGTTGATGTGCCTGGACTGATCGCCGAGGGGCACGCCCTCGACGGCGCAGTGGGCGAGCTGTCGCAGTGGGCAGCGGGTACGGACTGGGACGAGCGCCGCATCGTGGTGAGCGGGAAACTGGTTGACCCCGAGTATGGCGCCGAATGGGAGCCGATCACCTGCTCGCTCGAGGAGATGGTCGCCGACGATCAGACGACGCTACCCGTGCAGCCGATCACGATCGCCTCATGGCTCGCTGAAGCGGTGTCGGGATTGAGCACAGCACAGGCCGGCGATACCGGCGTGATCGTGCCGATGGTGTGGGGCACGCCCGGCGCAACGACTTCCGCAGGGAGCCCCGCTCCAATCATCGGGACGAGCGGCTCGCTGGTCTACCTGGGCATCGCTTGCCACTACGTCGATGCGTTCTCGGTGGACATCATCGACAGCGCCGGCACGACGGAGACGTTTCCGGTTTACTACACGGACGTGCGGTCCTACTTCGGCGTGACGCGCGGGATGCCGGTCATCGCGTGGGTCGTGGTCAATACGAGTACGTCGTCGCTCGTGCTGACCGATCCACTCTTCGCCATCTGGAACAACGGCGCGGCACTCGTGGACGAGAGCAGGCAGGCCATCCGCGGAGTGGGTGACCTGCTCGCGCACGTCCTTCGCACCTCGGCGCTGCGAGTGGACTACGGCCGCGTTGATGCTGTGCGCCCTTTGCTCAACCAGTACCAGACGAGCGGCTACATCGACGAGGTCGTGGCGCTCGGGGAGTACATCACCGAGGTGCTCGGTGCCGTGTTCCCGTTCGCGATGGCCGGCGGGCAGGGCGGCGTCTACCCGTTCCTCTGGCCGGTCTACCCGAACGCCACGTCGGCGATCACAGTACTTTCGACCGACCTCGACCCGAACCTTGAGCGCGTGGGGCGCATCTCCTACGAAGGTTCTGACGAGGTCGCGACCGACATCGAACTCCGGTACACCTGGAACCCGCAGACCGAGGGCTACATGGTCGCCCGTTCGGTGGGCGGCGAGGTGTCCGTCGCGGACCCCGACCGCATCACGATCGCTCAACTGATCGGCCCGAGGTCGCGCTACGGACTGCGGCGCAAGGTGCTGGAGACGACGGTCGTGCATGACGCCGTGACTGCGAGCAAGGTGCTACTCGCTCAGGCAGCACGCTACGGACAGCCGGCGCGCATGGTGCAGTACATCGCGCCGCGTCGGTACGGCTGGCTTCGGCGTGGTGACCTGATCGCGCTCACCGACATCGAGGTCGCGGCATCGTCGCAGCTCTGCCTAATCGAAGGCGTGCAGTGGACCGAGGACGGCGCGCTCACGCTCACGCTGCGATACATCGAGGCGGGGGCGTAACCATGGCGCGCGTACCGCTCACACGGAACAGTACCGGACAGTTCGCCCGCGTGGCGCAGCTGGTCGCCGGAACGAACGTGACGATCTCCGAGAGCCTGACGGGCGAGGTGCTTACAGTTACGGTCGCCGCATCTGGCGGCGGTGGCGGTGGCGGCGGGACGCCAGCAACGACGGTCGTGAGCGAAACCTCTTTCGGGCAGAGCCCCGCCGTGGGGACCTCGACGGACTACGCCCGAGGAGATCACACCCACGGCACGCCAGCCGTCCCCGCTCACTCTGCCCTCTCCTCGCTGGCGTGGACCTCGAGCGGGCACACGGGTAGCACGACGAGCGTGGCGGCGTTCAACGGTGGGGGCGCCGCACAGGCAGTGCAGGCGACCGCAGATGAGACGATGCTCGTGCGTCGTGGCGGCACCCTTCAATGGGTGGCCATCGCTGCGGCGGTCAGTCTCCTCGCCAACGCTTACGATGAAGAGGACCTCTCCGGTCAGGCCCTCACGCTTGACACTGCCGGCGTGTTCCCCGGTACCATCTCCTAGGAGGACGCGTGGCTCTCTCGCCGCTCAACTGGAAGTATGTAGGCGCCGCCAACTTCGCGGGCGGGAGCATCTCGGCGTGCCTAGACGCCATCTATACGCTCGGTCAGGCAACGACCTACGCGAATGGTACGACGCGCACGCCCGGGACGGGAAGCGCCTGGACGTGGGCGCGCGAGCAGATCAGCGGCGTAACGGAGGCCGCATACGGCAACCCGCCCACGAACGCCCTCGGCATGCGCTACATCGTCGCGAACACGACGAGGACGCAGTCCTACACGCTGCTCACTCCCGACAACGTGACGACCAACAACTGCCTCATCTACGGCATGAACCGTGGGAGCGGCACGTATACGTCTTGGGTCAACGCGCAGCCGTTCACGTCTGGCTTCTCGGGCTACTGGAAGTGGAGCCGCACCTTCTCCACGGTCTCTTATGACCGCGTGTTCATGTGGGAGTCGCAAGAGGGATGCGTCATGCAGGTCTGCCAAGCGGCGACGCTCGGCACGACTTCCGCGGTGGCCTTCGGCGCGCTCCTCGACCCGCTCTCCAGCGCCGCAGGTACGGCCGAGAGTGACGGGCGCGTGTACATGATGACGGGGCAGGGCTCCACGAGCAACATCTCGCAGCAGTGGAGCTCGCTGGGCGCGACGGACGGCGGTTGGTTTTCTCACGCCACGACGGCACAAACGTGCCACAGCGGCGCCTTCAATAACGGAAGCACGACCGTTACGGGAATCGGCCGCTATTTCGGGTCGCTGGGCAACGTCATTCCTGCCGCATGGGCGAACCGCGGCGGCGAAATCCCGCGCATCCCTGTGCAGGTAGGCGTCCTCGCGGGTGCCTTCTACGGGCAACTGCGCGAGATGTACTACACCTCTGACAGCCAGACCGGCCTCACGTGGCGCTACCTGGGCGTCGAGCAGGGCTACATTGCCGGGTACCATCCGACGACCGCAGGCGACAGCCTCCTCCTGAAGGTATGAAATGGACGCGACCGACTACATCCTCTCCATCCTCTCGGCGAACCCTAGCGTCGTGACCATCGACCTTCAGGCGGGCGCTACGGTCGACGCCGCGCGCATTCCGGCTGGCGTGACGGTAGAGCCGTGGGCAGAGGACTGGAGCGAGGGCCTCGACGCGACCGGCGTTCTGGTCGTGCGTTTCCGCGCATAGTGCGCTAGTATCGGGCCATCGGATGGGGGTCTGATGAGCGCAGAAACACCGACAGCGTGGACGCAGAAGCTTGTCCCCGTGCCTGTGTGGGCGCTCCTTATTCTCGGCGCTGCGATGGCCGGCGGCGGCGGTATCCTTGGCATGTCCCAGGCAGAAGCCTCGAGCGTGCCCGACCCGGCGCAGATCGAGCAGATCCTCTCCGGCCAGCGTCGGATCGAGGGACGCCTCGACGCGATCGAGCGCCAGTTGGCGACCGTCGCCGCAATGGCTCACACGCACACCGGAGTGATCAATGCCCCTGTCCCCTGACGAGATCGTGAAGCTCCCGACCGAGGTCATGGACCTGATCGCTGCGATCAAGGAAGCCCGCGCCGTGGATGGTGATGGTGGCACCAAGATCACGCGCGCCGAGAAGAAGCTCCTCCTCACGAAGGCTGCTCGCCTCGTGTGGCTACTCACCACTGACGCGCTCGACTAGGAGGCATCATGCCCGCTCTCGACCTCTCCGGCATCAAGCAGTACCCCTACGTCTCCAGCACCACGACGCCGGGCACCTCGGGGCTCTGCCGGATCATTCTGCTCCCCACGAACGTGAGCCTTCAGATCACGCTCCACAACCGCGACAAGGCGACCAAGGGGCTGGCGTTCAGCTATGACCAGACCCTGACGGACGGCGGCGCAGCGCCTGCGACGTACTTTTCCGTCAGTGACCCCATCCACATCAAGTGCAGCAAGAACCGCATCAGCGGATTCGCGAACGTCACGCAGGTGGCGATCTTCTCGCCGTCGCACACGGCAGTCAACTGCGAGATCCTCATCGAAGAGGACGGCATCTGATGGAGCCGATCCACGTCGAGGAACCTGCGCCCGCGGTGACTGCTCCAGAGCAGACGCCCGAGAAGGACGCCATCGTGGCGCGCGTGACGGATGACGCCGCGCTCATCGCCCACGAGGCGCAGGCCGCTACCCCGTCACCCGAGGAGCTCATCAAGCTCGCCCAGGGCGCCGAGGAAGGTGGGATGCTCGGCGTGGTCCTCGCCGTTGTGGCGGTCCTCGGTGGCGGCGCGGCGTGGAAGTTCTACAGCCAGTCGAGCAAGCAGAAGGCCGAACTCGCCAACAAGCAGGCCGAGCAGGCGCACGAGCTGGCGATGGCTGAGCTCAACGCGAAGATGCAGGTGCCTACCACGAGCCCGCCGCAGTGCATCGCAGCGCACGCCTCGCTCGAGGCCCGTATCGCAGCGGTCGAGGCCAAAGCCTCGCGCATGACCTCGATCGACTTTCCCGACGACTTCGACGCCGAGCTGCTGATCGCGCGCGTCGAGAAGCTCGAGAAGGCAGCGAAGAAGAAGCCCGCGCCCGCTGGGAGGAAGCCGTGAACCTGTCCGAGCATTTCACCTTCGATGAACTGACCCGCACCGGACAGACGGCGCTCCAGGCGAAGAACCGCGAGGAGGCACAGGCGTGCATGGGCGCGCTCACGGCGCTCGCGGTCACGATACTCGAGCCGATCCGCGCGAAGTACGGCCCGATCAAGGTTAACAGCGCGTTCCGCGGTCCTGCCGTGAACACGGCGGTCGGTGGGAGCAAGACCTCGCAGCACATGAGCGGACAGGCCGCGGACATCGTCGTACCAGGGCATCGCCTCGAGGACGTGTTCGCGTGGATCGTGAAGGAGAGCGGCATCCCCTTCGGCCAGGCGATCCTCGAAGGCCCCGGCGGTAAGGTGTCGTGGATCCACATAAGTCTCGGCGAGCCATGGCGTGCGAAGGATCGCAGCCGTCAGGCGCTCACATGGGACGGCAAGACCTACGCGCCGTGGAAGGGCTAGACGTTTCGTGTGCGGTCGAGGTCGGCGAGGTGCTCTCCATCGCCGACCCTAGACTCCACGACTGCGCGTGGCCCGAGGGGTTTACGCTCACGGCTCATGTGGTCGAGGTAGACCCCGTCGTGGTGCGCGTGCGTGTGACCACGCATCGGCTCTGCAACGAGTCCGACGACGAGGCCGCGCAGGTCCGTCGCGTCTGGCGCCGTGCCGTCGCGAAGGCGCGTCAGGCGTGGGGGCCAGAGTTCACGGTCGAGACAGTTCGCGGCGACTGCTCCGATGCCGTGCGCTCTGCTGACGTTGACGTGCTCGAGACACGATAGCGGACAGCACGCACACGGCGACCCGAGAGAGCAGCTGCACCATCGCGCCCACGAGCAGCACGATGGTCGCCACGGTTAGCCACGCGAGCATGCTTCGTGGTACGCCGCGCGCATCTGCCGGTTCTCCTCGCGTACCTGCTCGAGCGCCGCGAGGCCCTCGGCCAGCACCTCACCGGGCGTAATGCCCTGATGGTCTGGGTTGGCGCAGCGCCACGCCAGACGACGGAGAGCGGACTGTGCCCGGTCGATCGCCGGGCAGGTATGGCCGGGGGGCTTCAACGCTCACTCCGCATCGCCACGTCGATCAGGCTCGCGACCTGGGCGCGGTCCATGTTCTCGGTAGGCTCAACTTTAGTGTATGCACTATTCACGTCCACGAGGCCCATCGCGACTGCTGCTCCCTCGGCCTGACGCTGCGCGTCCTCGAGCGACGACGCCCGGCCACGCTGGTCGGTGATCGGGTCGCGGGTCATCAACTCCCACGAGTAATGACCAGCTGCGCTCTGGTTCACGATGAGGTGAGCCCCGTCACGCAGGGAATGCGTCCAAGCGATGTGCGTAGTCGGCTTGCTGATGGCGATCACGGTCCAGTCAAGGATGGGCATCGGATGCTCCAGAGAGAAGGTGATGGATGCTGCGCGTCAGCAGCACGTCGTTGAGGCAGTAAGCGGTGATCTCGGCCTTCTTGCCGGCGAGCCACATCGGATGAACCTCGGAGCCGTGACCGGTCTTGCCCTCGAGGCCGAGCAGCTCGGACAGGTCCGCGAGGCTCACGCGCTCCCGCGACGGGAAGGCCATGAACATCGTGTCGGTCACCCGCTTGCGATGCTCCGCATTCA